TTCCGTAGTTACAATCACTATGTGACAACAAAAGACACCACACTGGACCTCATAAGGTACCCACTGAGTGAGGATATTATAAAAAACAATAGATTACTAGAAATTAAAGGTGACAAAATACACTTTAAATTTGAAGAAATCAGAGACTTAAAGGAATTAAAATGGCAATAAAATTTAATCAAACAAAAGGCGAGGCAAAGAAAGACAAACTTGACTCATACACATACACAGGAAAAGAAGATCATCACGTAAGACTAGTGGGTGATTTACTACCAAGATATGTATATTGGGTAAAAGGAGAAAATGGGAAGAACATCCCTATGGAATGCTTAGCTTTCGACAGAAATACAGAGACTTTCAACAGAAAGGAAAAAGATCATGTACAGGACTACTTTACCGACCTTAAATGCGGTTGGTCTTATGCAATACAGTGCATAGACTATGGTGATAACAAAGTAAAAATCTTTAACTTGAAGAAGAAATTATTTGAACAACTAACTGTGGCAATGGAAGACCTAGGCGATCCTACAGACCCAGAAACAGGATGGGATGTATTCTTTAAAAGAAAGAAAACAGGACCAAATGCTTATAACGTTGAATATCAACTACAAGCATTAAAATGCAAACCAAGACCTCTTACTGAAGCAGAACAAGAGCTTGTAGCAGACTTAAAATCAATGGATGAAGTCTTACCAAGACCAACTCCAGAACTACAACATGACTTATTAAAGAAAATAACACAGGCTGATGGCGACATCGATAGTGATATTTCTGATGAGTTTGACGTATCGTAATATGATTTTATTCACAGCAGACTGGCATATAAAGCTTGGACAAAAGAATGTACCAACATCATGGGCTTGTAGTAGATACAAGTTATTCTTTGAGCAAATTGAGGAAGCTGTAGTGGAACATAATATTACAACACATATCATTGGTGGGGACTTGTTTGATCGAGTCCCTTCAATGGATGAGCTAACATTGTACTTTGACTTTGTAAAGAGTACTAAAGTTAGAACGATAATTTATGACGGTAATCATGAAGCTACAAAGAAAAATAAGACTTTCTTTGATAATTTAATTAAAGTTACTAATCAATTAAACCCTTTAGTAACTGTGATTACAGAAATATACTACGAAGGAGACTGGGCAATTCTGCCGTATGCAGACTTACACAGAAAGAATAGTATAGAAGGTGTAGATGCCGACTATTTATTCACTCATGTAAGAGGAGAGATTCCTCCACATGTAACACCTGAAGTAGATTTAACAAGGTTTGAGAAGTATAAAACTGTCTTTGCTGGAGACTTACATGCTCATGAGAATACTCAAAGAAACATTGTATATCCAGGAAGTCCCATGTCTACATCTTTCCATAGGAACAAGATAAAGGCAGGCTTCATAGTAATTGACACTGATTGGTGTTGGACATGGTATGAATTTAAACTACCACAACTTTACCGAAAGACTGTAACAGACCCAAATGACATGATAGCAACTGACTTTGACCATACAATCTATGAGATCGAAGGAGATGTAACTGAATTAGCAAATATTAAAAATTCAGAATTACTAGACAAGAAGCTATTGAGAAAGTCTACAGAGTCTACGTTAGCTCTAGAGAAAGAGATGACAGTAGAAGATGAATTGAGTCTATATTTCAAAGAAGTAATGAAATTAGACGTAGGAAAAATAGGAAAAATATTAGGAGTATTTAGTGATTATTCTAAAGAAGTTGAAATGGAGTAATTGCTTCTCGTATGGTGAGAATGTAGAGCTTGACTTAACTGATTCCACTCTTACTCAATTAGTAGGAACGAATGGTGTTGGCAAGTCTTCTATACCCCTCATCTTAGAAGAAGTATTATTCAACAAGAACAGTAAGGGTGTTAAGAAAGCGGACATTCCAAATAGGTATGCAAATGCTGGTTATAAGATTAACCTAACCTTTTCTGTAGATGGTGTAGAGTACGAAATTGATGTTGTAAGAAAGAATGGTATAAAGTGTAAGCTGTATAAAGAAGGAGAAGATATATCCTCTCATACTGCTACAAATACATATAAAACAGTAGAAGAGCTGATCAAAATTGATTTCAAAACTTTTACCCAGTTAGTGTATCAAAATACCAATGCTAGTTTACAATTCTTAACTGCTACTGATACTAATAGAAAGAAGTTCTTAATTGACTTGTTAAACTTAGACCAGTATGTAGAGTTCTTTGAATTATTTAAAGAAGAGTCTAGATTATCTAGTCAGCAGCTTGCAACCCTAACAGGTAAGCAAGATCAGATCGTATATTGGCTTAAGGAGAATGAAGATCTCGTGAATATGGAAGTACTTCCGAGAATAACATTACCAATAATATCAGAAAGTGACGAAGAAGAATTACGTTCACTTATGATAGAAGTAGCAAATATCTCTGAAAATAACAAAAAAATCTCTAGAAATAATCATTGGAAAGAAGAATTAAAGACCATAGATATTTCTAAGTATCAGGATATTATATCTAACGGAGCGAAAGTAGAAATCTCCAAACATAGAGAAGCAATAGGAACTTGGAAATCAGAACTTGCCCATGAAGTAAGAATGAGAGAAAAGTACGAAAACTTAAAAAATAGTGAGAATATGGAGTGTCCAACTTGTGACCAAGATATAGATAAAGCATTTGTACAAACAAAGTATGACGAACATCATGATAGAGCCATGTACTGCTCAGAAGAAATAAAGAAAGTACAACAAAAAATAGATGAAGGAGAGGAGAATAATGCTAGACTTCATCATGCAGATAATATGGTGGATGAGTGGGAGATGATTTACAAAAGTATTAATCAGAGACTACCTTCACAAGTTATAGACCAAGATAAGTTAGAAGATAAAATAACTATTCTTAAAACAAAGATTCAAGTAGAGAGAGTAACGTTGCAAGATGCAATCGACGAGAATACTAGAATTGACAAACATAATACTAGAATAAGTATTATAACAGAACAGAGAGAAGACTTTAACCAACAACTCGAAGAAGTACTAGAGAAGTGTATTGTAGAAGAAGAACGAAATACATACTTAGAAGTATTAAAGAAAGCATTTAGTACAAATGGACTTTTAGCGTATAAGATTGAGAGCTTAGTTAAAGACTTAGAAGAGTTGGCAAACAGATATTTAGCAGAACTTTCTGACGGCAGATTTAATTTACAATTTGTAATCAATAACGATAAGTTAAACGTCGAAATAGATGATAATGGTAAACCAGTAGACATTCTAGCGCTTTCCAGTGGAGAGTTAGCCAGAGTTAATATTGCTACCCTTATTGCGATTAGAAAATTAATGGCAAGTATCTCCAAGTCAAGAATAAACATATTGTTCTTAGACGAGGTAACACAGGCTTTAGATGAGCAAGGAAAAGAGAAAGTAGTAGAAGTATTATTGGGAGAAGATAATCTAAATACTTTCATGGTGTCACATGGATGGACACACCCACTGCTCTCTAAAATAGAAGTAATTAAGAAAAACAATATGAGTTATTTATATGACGGATAGTAGAGCAAAGGGAGCAAGAGGTGAATACCTCGTAAGAGACATGCTCCGTAGACATACGAATTTAGAATTTGAAAGAATCCCAGCGAGTGGTGCATTGCACTACTTGAAGGGAGACATATATGTTCCACACAAACACAATATTTTTTGCATAGAAGTAAAGAATTACAAAGAGTCTCACTTTAACGATAAGATGTTTACTAGTAGAAGTAATGAATTTATCAAGTGGTGGAGTAAGATAATTAAACAGGCATACGGAGGAGAACAAGAACCATTATTATTTTTTAAGTATAATCGTTCTAAGATATTTGTTGCCACAACTCGCAAACCAAAAGTTTGCAAACAATATATTAACGTAAACTGGGTGGGAGCATATGTGCTTCTCGCCGAGGAATGGCTAGAAAAGGAAAAGGTGGTATTTACAAATGGCGATACAATTTACAGACCATGGGAGCCCGATCCCGAATGGGAACTTACTGATAGTTGATGGATTCAACATCATATGGAGATGGGTACATGCAAAAAAATATGACTTCCAGTTCGATTTTATTAGAACTGTGGAATCATTAGCAAAGTCCTATAATTGCGGTGGAATAGTAGTTTTGGGAGATGGCGGAAGTCATTACCGAAAAGACCTATACCCTCAATATAAGGCAAATAGAACAGAAAAACTAGTGGATCAAACGGAAGAAGAAAGACAAACATTCCAGGAGATACTAGAAGAATTTGATTTAAGCCTAAAAGGCTTTCAAGAAAGAGGAATACCAACACTTCGCTTTGGTGGAGTAGAAGCAGATGACATTGCTGCTTATATAGTTCAAAAGAAAGAGGACTATAATATAAATGAAATTTGGTTAATCTCCTCTGACAAAGACTGGGACTTATTAGTCCAAGACGATGTCTCACGTTTCTCAACTGTTACTAGAAAGGAAACAACATCACTTAATTGGGACGAACACTACGAAGTTGAGCCTAAGATGTATTTAACTTTCAAATGTCTAACAGGAGATAAAGGAGATAATATTCCAGGGATTAAAGGAATAGGCCCTAAGAGAGCCGCCCAGATTATACAGCAGTATGGCGATGTTTATGACATATATAATTCGTGTCCTATAGAGAGTCGTTATAAATTTGTACAAGAATTAAATAATAACAAAGAACTTTTATTACTAAATGCAGAATTAATGGACTTAGAAACATATTCTGAAACTGCATTAGGTAAGCATACACAAGTTGTAGACGATATAATAGGAAATTACATATGAAGTTAGATTATAGTAGAGATAGTTTGCTGACAGAGTTCAGTAAAACTACATTAAAAGATAGGTACATGCTTCCGGGTGAAGAAAGCCCTCAAGAAGCCTTTGCACGAGCTGCAGAAGCTTTTTCAGATGATGAAGCACATGCCCAGCGTATTTATGATTACGCAAGTAACTTATGGTTCATGTTTGCTACTCCTGTTCTCTCTAATGGAGGAACAAGAAGAGGCTTACCCATAAGTTGTTTTCTCAACTATGTTGAGGATAGCAGAGAAGGAATTACAGACCATTTTACTGAAAATGCTTTTTTAAGTAGCTTTGGTGGTGGTATTGGTGGATATTGGGGGGATGTACGTTCTGCAGGAACAAAAACATCTAAAGGCTCAGAATCTACTGGAGTAGTTCCATTTCTAAAGGTAGTGGACGCAGAAATGTTAGCGTTCAGTCAAGGCATAACTCGAAGGGGTAGTTACGCTGGATATATGAATATAAATCACCCCGAAATAGAGGAATTTTTAGATGTTAGAAAACCTACTGGTGGGGATAGCAACCGTAAGTGCCTTAACTTGCATCATGGTGTTATTGTCAGCGACGAATTTATGGAAAAAATCCATCTTGCAACCAAAGAAGAAGGGTACGACGACTCGTGGGAGTTAGTTGATCCGCACAGTAAAGAAGTTAAAAAGACTGTATCTGCGAGAGCATTGTGGGTTAAAATTCTGCAAAATAGAATGGAGTCAGGAGAACCTTACATTATGTTTGAAGACGCTGTAAATAATAATTTACCAGAGTTTCAAAGGAAAAAGGGTCTGAGAGTACATCAGAGTAACTTATGTTCAGAGATTACACTTGCAACAAATGAAGAGAGAACAGCAGTATGTTGTCTTTCTAGTGTAAATCTAGAGTACTATGATGAGTGGAAAGATATTCCTGCTTTTATTCCAGACTTAGTAAGATTTCTTGATAACGTATTAACTTATTTTATTGAGAATGCTCCTGAAGCTCTTCATAAGGCTAGATATAGTGCTATGAGAGAAAGAAGTATTGGGTTAGGTGCAATGGGCTTCCATGCCTATTTACAGAAAAATATGGTGCCGTTTGAGAGTGCTATTGCTTCTGCATTTAACGAAGAAATATTTTCACATATAAAAAGTGAAGCAGACACTACAACTAGAAAACTTGCAGTAGAGAGAGGAGCATGTCCTGATGATGATACTGCTTCAGTAAGAAATGCACATTTACTTGCTATTGCTCCTAATGCTTCTTCTAGTATATTATGTGGGAACACAAGTCCAAGTATAGAACCTTTTAGAGCCAATGCTTTTAATCAAAAGACTAAATCAGGTTCTAATTTATTAAAGAATAAATACTTAGACCAATTGCTTATGCATAAAATTGGGCATGCTGCAACTTATGATGAAACTTGGAGAAGTATCGTTATGAACAAAGGTAGTGTGCAGCATTTAGA